GTCTTCTGCTTCTGGAATATTACCAGACGCGTCTCGCATGAATCTAGCGTGCCTTGCTGCTAGAAGTAGCATCGTAGCTTTCGCATCGCTACCGTCGTTAGCAGAATTGGTAAAGTAAGCAGATGACCTACCCCAATCCTGACTGTGAGTAGCAACATCTGTTATCACACATCGGAAATGTACAGGAAACTGCGTCCTGATAGTTGGTACATAGTCTTTAGAGCGCTCGTAATCATTAGTACCATCAGCATTTAGGAATAGAGTTCGACCGTGAAGTAACGGGTCCGAGTTGTCTAGAGTAAACATCATTACGATACCTGCTTTAATTGCTTTCTGCCATTCTGCATCATTTTCACTATTGGTGTATCTGTATGTATAGAAGGGTATAAATTCCAACCAAGAATCTGAAAATTGGTCAGTTGCCACTCTACCTGATTCGTCTACTACCAATTCAGCAGTGCGGAAATAACCAGGAATCACATTAGTAAACTCGCCACCTTGTTTCCTAATCTGATACTGAAACTCTAACCGTTGAACAAATCTAAGCTCTATATCAAGAGACTTCAGTGATTGAGACTTATTCTCAGTTGCTTCTGATGCTGTGATAGAGTCACCATTACCTTTGACATATCGCAAAACCTTAGCTGCTTCATTATCCTGAATTGTCCAGGTGGCTGCTAAATCAGCTTGGTCGTTGTCTTGCAGATACTTTGTACCGGCTGCACATGATTTCGGAATCGCCTGCCCTCCGGTATTAGGTCCGCTCCCTGCATTTAATCCATACGCATTTCCCTCTAGATAATCGACAAATATATCACAATGACTATGCGAACCAGAAGCTCTTATGTCACCAGGGTGAACATCTGAAGTATCGAATGGAAGAACAGCCCAGTCTGGTGATATATTGCCATTTAAGTCTTTTACAAAATTACCGGTAGCATCTGTCAGATACCAACCGTCACCTGTATGACCAGCTACCGACGACACGCCCCAATTCGGGTCATAACCCATCACACGAATAATGCACTGAATTACACCAGTACAGTCACATCGGCATTGATATGAAGAACCATCTATATCCAGAGTAACTAATATATCAGAACCATAGTTACCTGATGGGTGAGCCACACCAAGAGCTGCATATACCTTAGCAGCTGCGGTTAGAAAAGCTGACTCAGCCGCATCCCAAGCTGCCATTGTACCACCCCTTATCTACTGTATGATAACCGGCAACACCACTCATAATCATCTCCTCACGATGTCGGTCAAAAATTTCTTCTACTCGCATTATGCTACGGGTTTTGTTCTCGACATCATCTCGGAGTAAGAACAGCTGCATTCGGTTAAGATTTCCTTTCCAATTACGTTTGCGAACATTCTTGTCAGTGGTTTTAGTCAATATTGCTCGCTCGACGTTTGCACCAGATACCTCGATGAAGTATATGCCCCAATCTCCGTCTTGATTGTGGTAGTACAACCTAAGACCGCTGAACACTCTTTCACGGATAATCTGTTTGTAAAGTTCCTCTCGCTCTATTGTAAGGAGCCTTAAGGATTCGATACAATGCTCGGTATTCTCCAGTAGGTACAGCGACTCTATGACCTTGATATAACGATTGAGTATTCGAGTACCTCTATCCCAATCTTTCACGTCATCAGGAAGAAAGAGACGGTTCACTTCAAGTTGTGTACCAGATTCATCATCACGCAGAATGAACCCGTCATAGAACTTGCAGCCCATCTCTTTTAATTCTCTATATTCAGGAATTCGATTTCCTATTTCGAACAGCCTATTGCGTCTTTCGATAATATCTTGCATATAAAAGAAGCTTGGTATTTCCATTTGTAATCACGCTCCAATTCGTCTAGGCATCCTCCCACTTTCCACAACACAGAGCATTCTAAGAAATTGGATTAAATACCAGAACGTGTGAAGATAACTGCGAGCATCAGTTTCAGGATGGGTCCTGGTTGCCGTGATATCTCTCCGAATTATGTCATGCAGCTTCTTTTTCAACTCCGGGTCTTGACTTTCGTCTGCCGTAACCAGCTCATTAAGCCAGGACTTTGGAAGATTATCAAGAATAAAGAACGCATCAGCACAATAGGTAGAAATTGTTCTTTTCTTTACGTCTGGCTTAATTTGTTCCATATACGAAAAGAATGCTGTGCGTATGCACTCAACCTGATACAGGTCATTTTTTATCAACAATACTGTCCCATCCATCCTGCCAAGGCACCTCCCTGCGAAGAAAAAGTCTAGTAGGGTCGAATGTGTTTCTACGAGCGTTAAGCTCTTTCTTTGTCCAGAGTGCTTTGTTTCTAGGGTTCTTGCTCTTGAGATACTCGGTTATCCAGCCCTTGTGGTATTCCTCTGCCTCCCTGCGGTGAGCTTTACTTTCGTAGATAGAGCTCTGGTTGTCACCGCCGAATTCTTTCATAACCAGATTCTTGTTCATGGCGAGTCCGTGCTTAGCAAGAACCCAATCCAGCTCGAACTGCACATCTTCAGGAGGAGAACCAGGTAGACAGCTTGTTTCACCATTCATATAAACCGGCTCATAGCCGTACTTGACCAGATTAGGAATACACGCAATCTGCAGAAATCCTGAAGGAGTACTCTTTGATAAGAACCACGCTTCATGTCGTTTCGGAAACTCTACACACTGTTTCTTAAAAGGTTCCGTCATAGGAGTCAGAGCTTTAATAATCGTACCAGCAGCTGCCAATCTATCCCCGTCTGGTCCTTTGAGCTCTTTAGTGAAGAACTCTTCACCATTGAAATACGGGTATAACGCCCTGTCATCGTCCATGATAACTAACCAATCATAGTCAGATTCATAGAGTTCTTTTAGAAGAACATTCCTGTTTGCACCGGGATATGCTGCGGGCACAGGCATGCTGGTTATTTCAAAAGGTACGTCATATAAGCAGTTGTAGTCAGAATCATCTCCCCACGCACTTTCAACACGGTAATAGGTATCCTCAGGTGTGAGGAAAGTAGATAACCAGTCCAGCTGCTTTCTATGATTCACAATTCGCTGAGCTTTTCGCTTACCGTCAGGTGGAATAAAACTTATCGTACCATACATTACTTTACCCATAATTAACCTCCTTGATGTTGGTGTTTTCGTACTATTATTATATAACACCACATGAGTCAAAAACGAACTTATGTGGTGTTATCTAGAATATTCTTGATTTCATTATACTTCTCATACGAAGTGAGTGGCTCATAATCTAAATCCCACAATCCCTTCGTCTTCGCTAAGAACCGAGGGTCATTGAAGTCTGTGACATATTCGCGAGTTTTCTGGTCAACCCACATTACACTACCGAACAGATGAAGTCGATACTCACGCAAGAAACCGCCTAACCACTCTACTGGAAGATTAGCCCGAAGATAGAGTTGAAATTTTATTCTTACCTGTGGTGGTATCGGTCGTGCGTATGCTAAATCTTTCTTACGAATTATATTGCAGCAGGCTTCATAAGCCGGCATAGTATCTGCAGTTATTCTGTAGAACGACTCGTTAATCAGGAGTATTCCTTGTACATACATACCTACATAGGTCATCAGACTTGCATACTCTGCTTGCTGATTTCTCGGCAGCTCTAGTGCGTCTTGATAATCATGCGGCTTAGCCTTAATAACTCCTAATACTTTAGCAGCCTGATACTCGATAGGCGACATGACACATCACCTCTCTTATCTTGGTTTACGACGCTGTAAATAAACTCCAAGTAGGTTGGTCAGTTCCTGGGAATCTGTTCTTGTAGCGAACTTATCGATAAACTCATCAATGACCTCGTCTGTAATGACCGTGGTGGGTTCTTCCCAGTGGTCAACACTGGTATTTAAAGAAACCAACTTCTTGTTTCGCATAACAGCGTCTTGATGCTCTATTAGCTTAGACTGAATTTTACGCTTATTGGTTACCTTGACAATGTTAGCGTAAATGTCGTCTACGCTATCGAACTCACGTAGAAGTTCAATGCCGGTTGTTTCACCGATTCCAGGAACGCCAGGAATGTTATCAGAACCGTCGCCTACAAGTGCTTTTAAAGAAACAAGCTGCTTAGGTGCAATCTTCTTTTCTGCGAAGAATAATGCATCGTCCCATAGTATATGTCTGCCGTTCGTTTTCAGCTGAATTACCTTAACATTCTTCTGCAAAAGCTGAAGCCAGTCTGCGTCAACAGTCAAAAGAGTTATATCATTCGTGGCTGCATAGCGCTCAACGAATGCACCTGCGAGGTCATCTGCTTCTCTTCCCGGTTGCTTATAGACAGTACCTATCATAGCACCTAGCTCAAGAATGAAGT